ACAACTCTACATTCTGCAAGTCCCACCTTTGAATAAACACCTTTAAAGTATCCCCTTCTATAGGAACTATATATTCTGGCATCACCATAGGACTTTTTCTGTGGCTCATATCTTCCCAACCCATACTCTCACTACTCTCCTTCAAATTTTTTATTCGTTTTTTTATTTCCTGGGCAGCTAACCCTTCATCAATATTGCCTTTGATCTTACACATAAGTTTGTCTACCTGATCCTGATACACCTTAACATTTAACTCTTTAGCTTCATCCTCACCCTTAACAAATCCCACTCCACTATCTTCTTTACTCTCTTGAGTCTCTAGATAATCATTAATTCCATTCTGAATCTCACCCTCAATGATATCACTAATTTGAGCTTTCAAATCTTCATCTTTCATTTCTTTTTCCTCTTTACTTTCTTTTCTGGTGGAGTAGGTTTACGATTCCATAGAGAAGGTTTTATATTTCCTTCAGCAAAACTTATATCTTGCAAACCCTCCTTATACTTATCCCAATACATATCAAACACATCAACTCTACCATCAGCCATCACTATATCATATGTTAACTTATCTTTAACAACATAGGTAACAAGATAAGCATTGCGAGGCAATGTCTTATCATCTGCTGCTGACTTCTCACACTTTTCATGAATTATATTACAGGACATTAGGATCTACCACCCCATTCAATATCTGGATATGCTTCTTCCACTACATCAAAAGGAATATCATACATGTCCTCCAATGCTCCATCCTTAACTGCTATTACAATATCAGCTTCCTTTGGATGCAATCCTTCCAACATCTGAATAAAGATAGTCTCTCTTCTGATAGTAGATAACTGATCATTACCACCCTT